CACCAACATATAAAGGTCAGAAACAGGTGAAAGCAATCCAACCATTACACCACATCCACCCATAGATGGAGATAAAAAGAAGTTCTCTGGTGGTAAGAAAACGTTATAGTACTTAAACTCACGCTCTCCATAGCCACGTTGTTTGATTTTTCCTGATACAACCAGGATGCGTTCACTGTTGTTTACGCTATACAGCCGACAGAAGAATTTCAATACACGGTTGGACATGCCAGTCCTAGAACAGTAAGTAGCCATTTTACTCATGTGTGACATCCATTCGTTAGAACGTACTACAGTAGATGTTTTATTCTCGTACTCAAAGGGTTGAATTTGATTTATTGAGAACATGAATCCTTTGTAGCCTGTCTTTTTGATATATTCAAAGTAGTCTTCACGCGCTACTGATTTATATATGTTCATGGTAATACCATTTTTGTCAGACACGTGTATCATAGTCTGGACAATGATTTCGGAAATGAGTTCAGTTAACTCGTCATCAGTCGAATCTACCATTAACTTAATAATTGAACCATAATCATCACCCATTATGTCAATCATTAGTTTAACCAGTAGCTCTTTCACTTCTGGAGGTAAACAGTCATAGGCCATAGTTGTATTAGCCTTATTTGTTATGTTGTTCAGTGTGATAGTATATTTCTGACCGGATTGAAGAATCCTCATCACCTTGCTGTATATGTAAGAACATATAACACGTCCACGTTCAGATCGCACATTATATACAGTGTTGTATACGGCGTTCAAATTTGCTTGTTTTAGTACGTCAAGAATTCGATCGTACGTCCACCCTTCTACCCAATCACGTTGAGTATAATCAGAAAAGATTGCTTGTGTGTGCATCTTCTGTCGGAATGAGTTTAACATTGGAAATAGAGTACATTTGGCGTACTGTGACAAATCGAAATTTTTGTAATCCATCATTAGTAGTAGCATCCCTCCTTGTGAGGTAGCTACTACATATGGATATACTACGGAGTATGTTCCGTCTAATTTTCCGAGCGTGAAGTCCGAACTCATTGTTGTATCGGACAGCTCTACAAAATAAGGCTCTTCTCCAGAGTCTAGTTGAGCGCGCAGTAACGCGATAGCGAATGGTAAACTACCACTGTACGTTTCAGGAGGCACCATGTAAATGGCACGTGGTGGTTTAGCTGGTACGTCACGTGATCCAGCGGAATTGAAGATGTACGGCAAAAGGTCCTCTTTATCCAAGTCGCGACCTAGTTTTTGAGCTAGGTCAGGTAATATGATAAATGGTTTTAGAATTTCGCGTGGAGTCAACATTCTACTACCATATATCATAAAGTTCGATTGTTTATCACGTAATGAAATACTCATATCTTTTGGTATTCCGACGTCTGCTTTGATTTTAAGCGTAGCGAAGGTTCCAATACCCGCTGACTTTGTTGTCATTTCAGATGGAAACTTAACCGTAAACTCGTCCCTTGATACGATGTATCCTTTCATAATTGCGTACTCGAATATGTTACTTGATACACGTTGCACATATTCAGTGAGCAAATTCGGGAAATACACCTCACCCTTCTGTAATTTATCAACCCACACTTTACACCGATTCACAAGTTCGGTTTCATCTGTTGACCAATCCGGCATTTCTTTCGGTTGTTCAAGCTTTTTCATGGTCTCAGCGACCACTTCAGCGGATACAGTCCAGTTATCATCATGAGACCTGGCTTTATTACCGTGTAAGTATCCAATACACGCAAATTCCATGTTCTTAAGAACACCTACCTTGATGAGCATTTCGCCACCGTCCTGCAAAATGTAGTGCCAGATACGTTTAGTTACGTACAACTTGTTCTGTTTCAAAAACTCTGACTCTTCAAGCAATTTGCTGGAAACACGTTTGATATACGCTGACGTTATACCAGTACGCTTATATATGTTACTAAACGTTAAATTCACGCCTAGTTGATCGGGTACAGGAACAAAGCTGTAAACTGGATGTAATTCAGAGCTGTTACCCATTATTCCAAGTGAGAGCCAATGTACGGCTAGATTTGATTTCAGTTTTAGCGTATTACGCACAGGATCGGATAGTAGATAAAACAGCAATTCCGTATCCCATCCTTTGAAGTTTGTCTCCATATAATTCATACCCTCAGGGCAGTTGAAGTATTTGTATAGTATAAAGTTAATTAATAACCGCAGCCTAAACACGGTCAGGAGTGGACCGGCTGGCTTAACTATGTACTTCTCTTGTGTTTCGTAGAACGGTTCAACTTCCGAGTACATCGTGTTGAGTATGTATTTCACGATCTTAAGCTCGATAAAGTGAGGAAACGATAAGGCTAAAGTCTGAAGCATTGATTTTATGCTGACAATGCCATAAGCGGCTCCCTCCTCACGTAGACGACCAACCATTAGGTCTTTCAAATTCACTGGTTGCTTACCAGATAGATACATTTCATTGTGAATGTTAACCTCCACATCAGGTAATTCGTCTACGTTGAAATTGTAGATGTATAAGTCGTCAGGATCAAAGTCCTCTTCCACATACGGTACACTCCACTGTACAGCAGAGAGTTTCCGTTTTAGATCGTCATCATAATCGTGAATTAAATTAGCGATCATGTTCCAATCTTGAGTGAAGTATTCTTCATCCCTATCCCAAATCTCGACTTTCCTGTCGAGGTCATTGTCTTTTTCGACTTTCAAATTCCGTTTGTAGTGGAAAGTTTCGAAATATTTCGAGCGATAAGCATGCATATCATCAGAAAGATCTTCCAACAAAGCATTGTCATCATCGAAGAACCGGTCTCCTGTATCCATCAAGAGGGGGGTTCAAATAAGCGG